CTCGGAAGGAACACCTACAAGCGATTACCATCGCTTGTAAAGAGCCTCCCGACGGAGCCTTCTCGCGCGCCCGCTGGATGTAAATCCAGCGCACGCACGAAACGACACCGCGGGGGCGATACCCCAGAACTCCAACAGGTTTGGACTGCCTGTTGGAGTGGTTTGGTCCACGCTGGATGGGATTCGCTGCGTGTGAGTTGGTTCCTTCACCGCTGGTACAGGAAGGCCGCCCCGTCGAGGGGCTGGCTGTATTGTGCCGGTGAGTTGAAGAAATTGGCTCACACCGTCCGTCAGGCCTCGCTCGGGGACGTACCAGTGTACACGGCAGCCGTTGAGAAACGGCTGCAAGTGGAACTGGTCCGCCTTTCGAGTCTCAGACCCACGGACGGCTTCTCGTTCTCCCGGATGGCTCGCGCGTTGCCACTCGCCCCTAACACACAGTGTGAGGCGGCGGCGCGTGAGGCCATTCGAACGAGTCGCGCAGCGTTTCCCGCATCGGACTGGTCGACACGCGACATCCGGACATTCGTGCGAGTCACAGCACGAGATCGCCGGACGCGTGTCCCGACCCTTCCCGGTTCCACTTCGGCCTGCTACGAGCGCTCTGGCGCTCGTGGCGGGGTCAATGGTTTCCTCCATGACGCCGGCATCCAGGCCCTTTCCGGGGGGACTCGGTACGACCAGGTGGCGCCCCAGTGTCAGGATAGTCTCGGCCGCGCGTGTCTCGCACGTGCGGTCGGCTTCCTGGACGGGGTTCCGCCCGGTCGCACAGAGGGTTCTGGATTGCCGGCCAAGGAGCGAAGCTTCTCGCTGGGCGTTCGCGCCCTCGGGATCCTCATCCTCCGCCGTGAGCGCGCGGCCGATCCTGTCGGCTGCGGGCCCAGGTCTAGGATGACAGTCCTGAGGTCTCCCGGTGTGAAGACGAGGGTTGTGGGCGTACCAGACGCCCTCACCTTCGTTGAGGGAGATTGGATCCGCCGCTCGACATACCTCTTGGCTCCAGGCCACTGGGTTGTGCCGAGCGGCGACACCGACGCGTGTCCAGCGGGGCTTCGCTGCCACCGCGGCGACGGACTCTACCGTTCCTTGGACCTGTCCAAGGCCACGGATGGTCTGTCGCTCGACGCGGTGGAGGCGGTCATTGACGGCCTCGCCGACGCGGGCTGCATCCGCTCCGCGGACGTAGCCCTCGCTAAGCGAGGCCTCGGAGTGGCGCCGCGCACCCACTGGAGCTACCTTGGGAAAGGTGGCTCCGTTCTCGAGTGGGTGTCGCGGCGGGGAAGTCCGATGGGCACGCCTCTCTCGTTCCCCGTGCTGTCTTGGATAAATTCCTGGGCTCTCCAGGCATTTACAAGATCGCGCAGTCACGGAGATGATGCTGTCGGATGGTCGCCGTGCGACTCGCACCGGATCCCTCACGGGACACCGGATGAGGAGCTCGACGACTACGAGACTGCCATCAACTCCGTTGGCGGCGCGGTCAACAGAACCAAGACCTTTCAATCGTCCACCCGGTGGACGATGTGTGAGGCCTTGGGTCTGCCGAGAGCACGAAGAACGAGAACTGCCGTCTTCATCCCCCCTCCCTGTCCTGCTCCGGGCCTCCGGGCCCCGGTGGCAGCCGAGTACCGGTGTGGCAACCGGTACCTCAAGCGACAGGAGAGGGTAATGAAGACACTCTTCCCGTGGCTCACTCGAGACGCCCGCCTGCACCTCCCGGTAGAGGTGGGCGGTCTCGGATACACGGGTCGAGGCCTTGCTGTCTCCAAACACTTCCGTTCCCGACTGGGAGCTCTCGTTTCGCGAGGGCCCACCTGGGAAGGGGCGAAGAGTGTTTGTAGCAAGGGGCAGTTCCGAGAGGCGGGCCTCTTCCCCCGTCTTCTCTGTCCCGTCGACCCCAAGCCAGCGGTGTACTGGAGGTTTCGGAAGCAGTACGCTCCGGAACGCTACCAGCAACCCGGCTCGGGAGAGACGGTACGCGCGGCCTCCCTTGTCGCCTATTCCGACTTCCTTGCCTCTAGGGCAAGAGAGTTGGATGAGGGCTTCAAGGTCGGCCGCAGGAGAGACGGAGGAAGACCAACGTGGACCAAACGGCGGACGTGTTTCAGATCTCTCGGAAAAGGCGTTAAGCTCGCCAAGCCACTTGCAAAGTGGTTTGGGCTCACAAGCCTTGCTCGATGGGCCAGCTCCTGCTCGGAGCTGGAGGTACACGTTCGTCCTGGGGAAGCCTCTGAGATTCGGGAGAGAATCCCAGAACCTTCCAGCGAG